ATTGGTGGTCTTGAACGCCATCGGGTCGAGTCCGAGCGCGTTGGTGATTGCGTCACCGTACGCACTCGCGGCTTCGGCACCCTTGCCCATCGTGACTTGGAATAGGTTGATCTTCTCAATGAGCATAGCCGACGCGCCGACAAACGCCTTGAACAGCACGACCAACGCGCCGATGGCAAAGAAGGCGAAGAAGATAGTAGAGCGCAACTGGATGAACGAGCCACCCAACATGTTCGTTGCCTTCGTGCCGTCCGTCCCCATCGCCTGAAGTTTCTGAGTGAAGGACGAGACCTTATTTTGCACGGTTGCCAGTGCAGGCGCGGTTTCCTTGATGGCTGCTGTGGTGGTTTTCATGGCAGCACTAGCCACCGTAGCCGACTGCGTGAAGGCGGGGGTGTATGCCAACGGCGCGGCTGGGAAACCCGCGCCACCCATCATCACAGTAGAAGACTGCATCTTCTGTGCGAACGCTGCGGTTGTCGTCAACTTCTGAAGACGATTCGTGGCAGCAGATATCGCGCTGCTATACCGCGAGATTTGGGTCGTGTTGAATGCGCCTCCCGTTGACTGTTCACGGGAGACGGCGAACAACTGCGACTTCATCTGTGCGAGCGCACGCTTCGCTTGGTCGAGTTGCACCGGGAAGTTCGGAGAGATGGGGTCAACGTTCTTAGTGTTGTTCTGAAAGGATTTCAGCGACCCACCGAAACGCTCTGCCGCAATAGATGCCTTGTTCAGCGAAGGCGGAACAACGCCGAGACTTGACGCCAACTTCTTAACCTCGAAGTCCATCTTACTGAACCCCGCGTCGGCAAGTTCAAGTTCGCTAGACGGGATTAGGTCGGTGCCAATTCTTTTCATCTGCATTATCTGGGTATTGGTATTCCCCAAGATAGTGCCCATTTGCTTGAAGGCTGTGTTGGCTGGAATGGTGCCAGCCGCCATCCCGGTCTGGGTCTCCCTAAACTGATTCCCCAATCTAAGCAACTCAGCACGCGCATTGTCTGCGGCGGTACCTGTCTTGCCGAGTTCAACAGAACCCGAGGCGATAGTACCCTTGAGCGCAGACATGCTGACCTTAGGGATAACAACAGCCAAGGCTGCGAGTTTGGCAACCGCAGGGGCCAGAATCGCATCAAGACCTTCGAGCGCTGTAACAAGCAGACCAATACTATCAGCAGCGGGTTTCGCTTCCGCAACTACGTTGATGGCAAGTTCGTCTACCGTGGTGGCGTTAGACATCTAGAACATCCATTCAGGTAACGAACGGGGCAGACACGCCTATGCTGTGCCTGCCCCGTTCGAGTTCTGCAACGAGAGTGCCGCTGCGAGGGCGAGGAAATCGTCTCGCTGCTTACGCAGATCACGTTCGTACTTATCCTTCTTCAACCGCTCGTCGAGTTCCGTGGCGAGCAACGGTTCACTCGGATAGGCGGCTTGGCTGTTGCGGTCGAACGCTTGAGACAGCACCACACCCACCGCGATCATAACGTACAGACCCGTATTCCATGCTGCCACGTCGCTGAGAATCGCGGTGTTCTTCTGACGCAACTTCTCAGTCTCGATGGCGTATCCGACTATCGCAGGCTCGCCGTGCCAGAACTCCTCGTACGAGACACCGATAGCCATGACCTGTGGACACAAATCCGAGAAATACTCACTGAGACTGGTGTAGACTTTCGCGTCAGGTTGCGAGCCGAGGTCTACTCCTTCGACCCGCCCAAGTTGAAAAGTTCGACATAGGCTTCCGACAGTTCGGTGAACAGTTCCTCGAACGTGACGGTGCCTGCATCAAGCAGCGCGTCGAGCATCGCGCCGGACTTGTTCGGGTTCATCTTGTACTTGCTATACAGCGCAGCGAAAAACAGGAGGTTCAGCGCGGAGAACGGCTTGTCAGCAATCTCCGACGATGAAAGCCCCTGTGCTTCTGCCGCGCGTACGCCCGCACGAGTCAGACTAAGGTCGTACGTGTTTCCCTCATAGTCAACGCTGGTCATGTGCTCTCTCCTTCACAGATGGATAATGCGTTGCGACCACTTAGGGCTGGTCGCCCACCCTCGTTCCTGCTAAGAAACAGCCTCGGAAACCTCAACCAGCGAAGTCGCCTGCGAGATGTAGAGCATCGTGCTGACAGCAGCGTCGGTCTTGGAATCGCCCGGAGCAACAGGCAGGATGGTGCCAGTCCACCAGTAGCGCATCGCAAGCGGCGCGGGGAACTGGACGGAGAACGCGCGCGTCTTGCCTGACGCGGCGTCGGCGGCTGCGAGGTTGACAGCATCGACCAGCGCGGGGGTCATGTGCGCGTCGAAGGTGAACGACCCACCCAAGTCCATGAGACCGTTGATGTACGTCTTCTGACGCAGTTCCGCGAGCGTGGTCGTCTCGATCTTCGCAGGGGCCGTGCCCATTGCCGGGACCGAGGTGATGTCGGGAATCTAAGTCCACGAGGTCGGGATGGTGATGGTGGAGCCGCTGACAGCAGCGTCACCGAAGAACAGTTTGATTCCAGCAGTAATCTGTGCCATGCTGATTGCTCCTTATCGTCTGTACGTGTACCCGTACGAGTCCAACACGCCTTCGCCACGCCATATCGTCGTTACCGTGTCAAGGGTAGGTGCCCCCGGCGTGATGGTTCTACGTGTCACCTTCATGGTGTCGAGCAGGTCGCTGACTTCGTACATCAACAGTCTTGACGCATCTGCTCGACCCACTACGTTGCACGCGTTGTCCAGACAGTCGCGTGCAACGATGTCCAGTTGATACGCGAGAATGGTTCGTTCCTCACCGCTCACGGTGGCGTGGTCTGTCGGAAGGTTTGTGATTTCATGTACCACGATGAGCGGATATTCCTTGGGTGAATCCTCGTACGGTTTACGGACAGCAACATTCGCTATCGTGAAGGTGTGTTCGCTGAGGGCAGTCACGATGTCGTCATAGAGTGACCGCACGTCGCAACGCCTCCTCTACTATCCGTTTCGCAGGGATGAGCGCGCCTGCTCGACGCATGGCCATCGCCGCGTTCCACATCGGGGCGTGCGGCACCTCACCGAATGATGTAACGGGGTGTCCCATATTCTTGTAGTTCCATGCAGTTTTGGTTGGGTCGGGCATGTAGCCGGACATCGGCATGGCTGCACCCGGATAGTGCCCCGCTGCACCCACCGCACCCGTTCCGAACTCAAGGTACGTTATCTGCTTACCCCGCCAAATAACATCGTGCCCAATCAGTCCGACCTCTACGCCTACGGCAGACGGGTCTCCACCGAGATAGTTGCCGTCAACGTCCTGAATCATCGCAATGCCTATTTGGACATCTTCTGCGATGGAACCACAGACGGCCCGTTCGATGTCAACCTTCACTTTGTCGTTCAACGACTTGGCGAGTGCCTTTATCTGTGTCTTCAACTGACGTACATTCTCGACACTCAGCGGAAGCGGGACTCTAATCATCGTGGCTCAACCGCTTGAACGTCACGTCTGCGATGCCACCCGCACTAGGCACGACGCCAAGCACGTAGAACTCTGCGGTGCTCGCCAGCGCGTCAACTGTCTCAAGTGGCGTCTCGTCAAGCCAAACCCTGTCAAGTTGCGAGATGCCGACAGTCTCCGATATGTCAGTGACAGCACGGCGGTAGTCCATGTACTCAGGTCCGAACGTCATCATGCCGATGGTCGAACTCAATCCCCGCCAGTTCCAGTGATGTAGAACAGGTGTGCCGTACCGCCGTACGCCGTTTACCATCGTCCCGTTGGCTATCCACACGGGCCGCTTCAGTCCTGCGGCGAAAGTCGGCATCTTATCCAGTCTCGACGGAAAGGGCGATGCGTGCGAGCATCGACGGCGGGAACGAACCCTTCTCGAAACTGCGCACTACGCCATTCTCGCTGAAGGCTATGGTGCCATCCACGCCGCGCTTCGAGAAGGCGTAGACCCCCATCTCGATTGCCAATGACGTATACACGGCCTCAAAGTCGTCTACCTTGCGGTAGAACTTGATGGTGTCGATTGCAGCCGTAGCAGCCATCTCTGCCGCTGCCACCTCGGCGGGTGTGGGGCTTGCGACCCCACACCACACCAAGATAGCATCGGGGATGTCAGAGGCTATGGCTGTGACATCGAAGGCCATGTCAGATGCCTACGAAACCTCGTCGGTGAAGACCGGCGAACCAGAACCGTTGGTGACAAAGACCTGCGGAGCCGTGGTGGCTGCGGTGGTCGTGCTCAGGCCCGTGATCTTCGCGTGCATCCACTCGGGACCGTAATCCAGACCCCACTGGCCGAAGATTTGACCAGACTCGCCAGCGCCGACCTTGGCCAGCGCCTCGTAGAAGAAGTTGCCCTTGCCCGGAACGCCCTGAAGCACGTTGCGGCAGATGCCGAGGTTGTAGAAACCA